GTTGTGAAACCAACCGATTCTGAATTTGAATGTTTTGGATGTGGTTCATAGACAAACCATTATTAATAATAATCCCAACAATGTTGGGATTTTTTATTTTTAGGTATTTATAAGAAATAATCACAAGACTATAATTATAGATATGGCAAACGGAACAACATATGGTATTAATTTTCCTTTTAGAGATTCTATTAAAGGGGATTACCTACAACTTACTGAGTATGAGTCTCAAGAAATTAAGGCTGACTTGATTCACTTACTTTTAACTCGGAAAGGTTCTAGGTATTATTTACCGACTTTTGGTACAAGACTTTATGAATTTTTATTTGAACCGTTTGATGGGTTAACTTTTGACGCAATTGAATCGGATATTCGAGATGCTGTTGGTACTTTTATGCCTAATTTATTATTAAATCAAATAACAATAAGTCCTGCTGACCCAGCGGAAGAAATTGACATAGCGACAGGAACCGCAACTGTAGGTTCGAGCGAATCATCAATTTATAGGTTTCCGGGTAAAGGGACTTCAGAATACACCGCAAAAATAAAAATAGATTACTCAACCAATAATACAACTTTTGGACCGAGTGATTTCGTTATAATTAATATTTAATATCGTATGGCAAATCGTAATATATCTTATACCACAAGAGATTATCAAGGAATAAGAACTGAATTATTAAACTATGTAAGAACTTATTACCCTGAATTAATACAGGATTTTAATGATGCTTCTGTATTCTCAGTGTTCTTAGATTTAAATGCTGCGGTTGCAGATAATTTACATTATCATATTGATAGGAGTATTCAGGAAACTGTCTTACAATATGCTCAACAAAGGTCTTCAATTTATAATATTGCAAGAACTTATGGGTTGAAATTACCGGGACAAAGACCATCAGTATCTTTAGTAGACTTTTCAATTACTGTACCCGCTTTTGGAGATAAAGAGGATGAAAGATATTTAGGGACATTGACTAGAGGGTCTCAGGTGGTTGGAGCAGGAATAGTGTTTGAAAATATATATGATGTAGATTTTACTTCACCTTATAATGCTCAAGGATTTCCAAATCGTTTAAAGATACCAAACTTTAACGCTAATAATGTATTAATTAATTATACAATTACAAAACGAGAATTGGTTGTTAATGGGATTACCAAAGTGTTTAAAAGAGTTATTACACCGAATGATGTTAAACCATTTTTTGAGTTATTCTTACCTGAAAAAAATGTGTTAGGTATTACAAGTGTATTATTAAAAAGTGGTACTGAATATACAAATGTACCATCAACTGCTGAATTCTTAGGTGAGTCAAATAAATGGTATGAAGTTGATGCTTTGGCGGAAGACCGAGTATTCATTGAGGACCCTACAAAAGTTTCAGACCAACCGGGTATTAAAGTTGGGAAATATATTCAAACTTCAAATAGGTTTATTAGTGAATTTACTCCGGAAGGGTTTAAAAAATTAACATTTGGGGGTGGTACTAATACTGCTCAAGATGCTTTAGACCAATTTACTACTGTTGGTATGACAATTGACTTACAAAGATATTCAAACAATTTTTCATTAGGGTCTGCCTTAACGGCAAATTCAACCTTATTTATTCAATATAGAGTAGGGGGTGGTTTGGCGACAAATTTAGGGACAAATGTAATTAATCAAATTGGTACTGTGAATTTCTTCGTCAATGGTCCATCTGAATTAACGAATTCGTCAGTGGTTAATTCATTACGATGTACAAATGTTACTGCTGCCATCGGTGGAGCAGGAGTCCCATCATTAGAAGAAATTAGAAATTATGTATCATTCAACTTCTCGGCACAAAAAAGAGCAGTTACGGTGCAAGATTACGAATCAATTATTAGAAATATGCCATCAGAATTTGGCGCACCGGCAAAGGTTTCAATTACTGAAAATAATAATAAAATATTAATCCAATTATTATCTTATGATACTTCAGGGAAATTAACGAGTATTGTTTCAGATACTTTAAGACAGAATGTTGCTAGTTATTTATCGAATTATAGAATGATGAATGATTATATTTCAATCTTAACCGCAGAGGTTATTGATTTAAGTATTGAGGTACAAATTGTTTTAGATTCTGCACAAAACTCGGGTCAAGTTATTGCTGATGTTGTTGATAGAATCTCTACTTATTTTAATCCTCAAACACGAGAATTAGGACAAAATGTTTATCTATCTGAATTAAAAAGTATTGTTCAAAATCAAAATGGAGTATTAACTGTTGCAGGATTAAATGTTTATAACAATGTTGGTGGGCAATATTCTTCAGCAGAAACATCTATGGAATATGTGGATGCGGAAACAAAAGAGATTGCAACCGTTGATGATACCATTTTTGCCCAACCATCACAAGTATATCAAGTTAGATATCCTAACAAAGATATTAGAGTGTCTGTGAAAAATTTCCAATCAGTTACCTTCTCTTAACAGGTTTATTTCTGACTCAACTAGATTATAATTAAATATGGTGTGTGTTAATTTGAAAAATCACGCATAAACTATTTATAAATTAAAAGAATTGAATGGGTCAGTCATATAGAATTAGAACCGAATTAGGTGTCAACAAAACAATTAACGTTCAGTTAGACCAAGATTTTGAGTTTTTAGAAATCTTATCGTTAAAAATACAACAAACTGACATTTATAGTAGGAGTTGTGCTGAATATGGTGTTGTAGTGGGTAGAGTTACCGCTAACAATGGATTTGGTATTCCAAATGCCAGAGTATCGGTTTTTATTCCATTAACTGCTGTTGACGAATCCAACCCACTTATAACGAGTATTTATCCTTATAAATCTCCGACTGATAAAAATGAAGATGGTTATAGGTATAATCTATTACCTTATGAAAAATCATATACTGCTCATGCTGCAACGGGTACATTACCAACAAGAGAAGATGTTCTAACTGGAAGTACTGCGGTAGAAATATACGATAAGTATTACAAATACACTACCAAAACAAATGAGAGTGGGGATTATATGATTATGGGGGTTCCAACCGGTTCTCAAACTTTAGTTATGGATGTCGACTTATCTGATATTGGTGAGTTTTCATTAACACCTCAAGATTTAATAAGAATGGGGTTGGCAACTGAAGGACAAGTTGCTGGAAATAGATTTAAAACCTCAACAGATTTATCATCTTTACCTCAAATAATAACTTTAACTAAAACATTATCTGTCGCACCATTATGGGGAGACCCGGATATATGTCAAATAGCTATTAATCGAGTTGATTATGACTTAAGAGATGAAGCAAATGTGGATATCCAACCAACCTCGGTATTTATGGGTTCTATTTACTCAACTGCGGATTCACAAAGGCTTAGACGGAATGCCAAACCAAAAGACGACATGGGTAATCTATGTGAATTGGCTTCGGGTCCCGGTTCTATTTTGGCAATACGACAAACAATTAATTATGATTCTGAAGGTAATCCAATATTAGAATTACATCAATTAGAAAAATCGGGAAATATTATTGATGGTAACGGAGTTTGGTTAACTGAATTACCAATGAACTTAGATTATTTTATAACTAATGAATTTGGCGAAAAAGTGATATCAAATGACCCGGCAATTGGTATACCGACGAAGGGAAAATATCGATTTAAAATTAAATGGTCTCAATCACCTAGTTTATCAGAACAAACAAGACGAGCATATTTTTTGGTTCCTAATGTTAAAGAATATGGGTGGTCAACAAATGGTTCGGACCCAACAGAAGCGGATGATAATAGTGTAAATGCTTTACGTCAAAAAAGTTCATATTATTTTGGACTTGATTGGTCCGGATACACTGAAGGATTTAGTACTACTCCTTTAACCACTGACAGTATTACTTTAACAAATAATATATTAAATCAAAAAATAAATTGTGAGGATACTTTTTATCAATTTGAATTCAATAAAGTATATACTGTTTCAGGATTTATTGATGAATTTAAAAATGGTGCTAAAGGGAGATTTATTGGTATTAAAGAAATTGATAATAATGATTGCTCGAGTACTATTAATAAATTTCCGGTTAATGAAGGGTTTAGAAATTTTGATTTATTATTTTTTATATTTTCAATAATATTACAAGTAATTCAGTTAATTGGTTTACCTCTACTTATAATTTATCATTTTTTAGCGTTTATATGGAATAACTTTGCGGTTGTTATTGTTTTGTACTTTGCGGTTAATTGGGCGTTACAGGCGGGTTATTATTGGTCTTTAGCGTGGGGTGCGATTGCGGGAACAGCGGCTTTTGCTGCTACTACAGGACTGATTGCGGGATTCATAGGTTTAGCAATTTTATACACTTTAGGTGTTGCGTTTTTAGCTTTAAAATTCTCAGATATTGTAAAGTATAAATTTGGTAGACTTAAACTACCAATGATTACTTATCCTGATTGTCAATCATGTGAATGTGAGCCTGAGTCAACTAGCCCGGGTGGTGATGATAATACCGAACAACCACCATCTCCTGGGTTAGTGTCCCAACTTTCTAACCCTTCATTGTACTATGAAAATATTAATATTGACAATGAATCTAAAACTAATCGAGATTGGTTAATTAGTGCGGATGTGACAGTTGATAGTTCATTATTTGAAACTTACACCCAGATGGATTCATCTATGCAATCTCAATCAATGGTTGGTGGTTTAGGAAATAGGAAAAATCCTACCATATATCACTCTACAACATCTTCTGAGTATATCTTTTTGGAGCAGGTTAATAAAACTTTTATCGCTGACGGTACATCTATACCACCGGCAGAAAGAATTAATATTTATAACACTAGAAAAAAATATTTTGATGGTGTAAATAAAATAAAAGTAACATTTTCTTATAATAATAATGGGAGTACTCACCATTACGATAATACCTTGACTATTCTATCGTCAATAGATGTCCAACCTGGTACTTTATTAACATTTGTTAACCCTTTAAAATCGAAAGATAAAAATTATTTATTAACGGGAACGACAAACGGTGGATATATTTTTAACGGGATTAATGGTGAATTGAAAACTAATGGGTTTGTGACAAATGTAAATTATGCGAATACTCAGACAAGTAATCTAACAGTACCTTATACTATACCCCCAATCCAACCTCAATGTGTATCGAGTATAACCATAAAGATAATAGAGCCTGGAACGGTTACATATAAAACATGTCCGGGTTCCACAGTAACTACACCTTTTAGTACTCAATCAATAAGTCCTACAAATCCTGATGGAGTAATTAGTGTGGACTTTCCTTTGATAACTACATTAACAAATGTAGAATGTATTGACCTATCCCAATCAGGTGGTACTGCAGATTATACCATTATTGGTAATGGTGTTGAATGCCAAAGATATAGTTATCCGTCAGACATTGAATATTATCAGGTATTAACTGCAATAACCATAACTAAAACAATTGTGAATGGGCAACCACAGTATTCAATTCCAAACTATGACTCAAGTAATTCTAGTTTTTGGAAAACACTAAATGATGATAATCTCATGATTACATTTAGAAAACAGAGGGGGGTGTTTCAACCACTTTCATACCCTAACTATATTGAAACCACTTTGGATAATGCGGAATATTCAATTCCTACTTCATATTATGAGGACTTTGAAAGTCAAAAAATATTAATATTACAAAGAGGGGTTGACCCATATTCACCATTGATTGCGAATAAATATGGTATTGGAAAAATATTAGGTTATCCAAATGAAGATGATGTAACATTTACCGCTATGACGAGAATGAACATACCAATACAGGCATTACCGACAAACAACGGTACCACAGTTCAAAATCACGGGAATCAAAATAATATAACATATTCTTCATATTTTTATACACCTAGAAGTAGTGAATATAGTGCTTACACCACGCCAAATTTTGGATTTTATGGTGCATTAGACTCATCATTATCGACGGTAAAAACTACTACGACAAATTACAACTCAACAACTTATGTCTTACCAATACCATTAGATACATTAAACGGTGTTGTTGCAAACCCATCAAATAGGTTATATTCGACAACTATCGCGGATAATTTTTATGATGGTTCAGAAGATTTATCAGGTGCTGCCATAATACAAAAAGAGGAATACACGTCAATTTTTAGACGAGGAATCCGAGGTTATAATATGCCACCATCAATGTACTTTAGCCCAATATTATATCCTAATTATACAGGAACTAGTGAAGTTAATATGACACTTTTTAATAATATCGTGATGAGGACTGATAGGTTACCATCTTCCGATTATATTGATAATGGTGAAAATTTAAATGGAAGTGTTAGTTTATTACAACAAAATCCGGGATTTGCTGTTTATTCTATTGGGAGCGAAGGTGGAATATATAATAATCCAAGTATTTCTTTAGGTGCTGATTTGGTGACCGCAGATATTGAAGGTCAAATTGGTGCAACGAATGTATTAAATACTTTAGGTACTTGTGAAGAAATGGTTGGTTTAGATTGTTATAGTGGTAACGGTATGAATTTTGGAGTTTCGTTAGGGTGCCAAGCAGGTGATGTTGTTGAAAATGGGTGTTATGTTATGGTTAATAAACCATTAATTGATTTGGCTCAAGATTTAGGTACCTTTGCTGAATGGGGTTTTAGATTTAGATTTTTTTATGGATTGTGTAGAGGTGTATTATCCCAATCATTTATGAATAATTGGGTAAACGGTAGTTTATATGCGTTTCCAATACAAGTAGATACTTATTTCGATAACTTAAATCAACCTAAAGACCCATTATTTGCTAAAGAGGTGGTATACTTTGAAAAGGATACTAAAAACTTCTATTATAGAAGTTCACCATATAAATTACCTATTAGTAGCACAACAGGAGTTGGAAGTTTTATTGGAAGAAATATCAATGGGCTTACATCTTCGGTAAATAAAAGAAATTTATTATTCCCGACAACAATTATTAATTTAGGTGTTAAAGATGATTTTTATCAAGAAATAATTTTTGACCCATCGGCTAAAGGATATATAATGAAAAGTTTGGCACCTACAAGTTATTCTGATACTTCAGATTTGGTGAATTTATTTGTTATTTCAAGAATTACTGATGAAAAATTCTTAGGTCAAATAATTGCATTAGGAGATAATTCACTACAACAATTATTTTCGAGAGATGGGTCATCAAGAAGAATAGATGGTGATTTAGCCCAAGCGATGTCAATTAACTCAGAATATGGTGTAATCCCGTTTTCTCCTGAGTTTTATACAGTTACAGGTTCGGTAAATGACCCGGTTCAAATATTATCAAATGGTGGGGGTGACCCAACAATGGGGGTGTTTTTCTCATCAACAACTCAAGATTTACAAAATAAAGATTATTTAAGTCCTGGAGTTATTGATTTTAGACCATCAAATAACGCAAATGCGATTACATACCCATATGGTGTTAAATCACAAGAAGTCCCATTTTATCAATGGAATGTTGTAAATGTTTCAAATAGAGGGGTGTTCGGGAATCAAAAGAATAATTGGTCAACAAATGTTGCAGATATCTTTTCGAGAAATTATCAATCTCTTGATAGACGTTCAATTGTTACTCCTAGTTATATGATTCCATCAATATA